TGATGTGTTTAGCCAGAATTCTGACTATAAATCCGCAACGGATTATATCCCTTTGGATATGATTGAAGCCATTTGGGGTTCATTTACTAGCTTTCTGCCAGCAGACCACCCATTCCGGGTGTACGTAGCCCTGCTATGGGCTCCAAGAAAGCTCTTGGTTTCCGGGAAGCAATACCCGGGTATTGGCGATTGCGAATTGAACCACGTTTGTGGTTCTTTCATGGGAGAACCCATGAGCTACATGACTCTCATGTTGATGAATGTATTAGTAGAATACATAGGCTTCGTATATTACGAAACAAAGGCACCGTTGTGGTCGCCTCTCCCGGAGTTTTACGGGTTTGCCAATATGGACCATTTCGTCGTAGTAGGCGACGATAAGATTGCAATTCGCACATCTAAAGAAATGGCAGAAATTTCTCGAAAGATCAGTATTGGTCTAGGCTTTGTCATGTCAGACAAAGACGGCGACTCTCGCCGTTTAATCCTATTATGTGAGGATCATGTCCTTATAACAAAGGATGATACCAAGAATGTTTTGGTATATGTTGACGCTATTAAGGGTCGATTGCTTACGAATGTGAGCAGAGGGCACGCTGATAACCGTGCAAGTATTTTCGGCAAAGGCCGAATGCTAGCGAATCAACTAGCATATATGGACGAAGGTCCAAAATTACATGTACTCACATGTTATGCGAACTTATTTGTTCGCAAGTACGGCAAGAAATTCTTGCAGGCACAGGTACCATGGTTCCTGCCGCCCAATTGTGGCGGAATTGGTCTCGATATCGGGACTATCCCAAAATGGGGTAATAAGTACATCAATTATGTACTTTCAATACTTGATATTGAGGACCGCGCTTTGCGGTACAAGGCCCTCTGGGACCTTCGTGCCTTATCGGTACGCCACGCCCATGGTGCGGAACCGAGCAAAGACGCTCGGGATATGGCGGCAAAGTGCCTCCAAACATTGAGAGAAGATCTTGATGATCCCTTTGATACCCCTGGGGTTATATTCTCTACTAAGAGAATTTATTCCGAAATGGAAAAACAAGGCTACATCATGGCGCCTTGGGAATCATATTATTCCTTTGATTCTATAGAGAATTTTGCTGGGTCACTTGGACTCAGGCCGATTACAAAGGTAATCGATCAATTCGAGCGAATTGATACATTCCAGAAAATGCTGGAGGGTCCTATTAAAGTTAAGAGGAAGAGCCTACATTCGTGGGTTAAACGCGCAGATCGCGTGTTTAGCAAGCTAAATTTGCAAAACGAGGAGATGTCCCCTCGTTATAAATCAATTAATGATTTGGAGAAACTGGTCGAACGATCAGATGAAGGATGGATTAATGCATCTTTAATTTCAGATTTCCTGAAATATGGCCCAGCTCTGAAGCTTGACCTCTTCGAACGAAGAGCCTCTTTGAATTTACGTCAAAGAATGGAACAATTGTCCCAACGCCTTAAATTGGCGTCGTGAGTCGAACTCGCGGCCGTGTAACGCACCATGGTGTACGGAACCCAAAATTATATCGTTCGGGTTATCTCTTTAATAATAAGAGTAAGCAT